CTAATGCAGCCAAGTCTCTTGATTCAAATGCACGACCTCTATGCAAAATAACGCCCACCTGTTTATCAGTGGTGATCTTGCCTGGTGTTAATGAACTTGAATCAGATAGAACCTCAAAATCTCCACTTAAGTTTGCAGAGAAAAAAGGTACATTTATTAGATCACCGCCCTCAGTAGCGTTTAATTCAGCCATAGGTTGAACAACACCACTCGCTAAGAAACTATCTCTTGCTGTGGTTTGTTCTATGACATACGGCGTAAACACCTCTGGGATGATCACATCACTACGGAGAGTAGCCATTGAAAATCTTTGGATAAAGTGTACGATATTGCGGGCGCAGCCCTACAGACTTTGGCGCAGCCTAGTCTAGTTACAGTTCATAATAACCAGAAAACACCGAAATTAACAACTATTTCTTTGCTTGGTCTCTTAATCTTTCGTATAAAGCTCTATCAACTTGCCATAATCTTGTTTGTTCTGTAAGATTTCCACCATTTTCAAATGGGTTTTTTTCCATTCCTATTGGTAATGTATTTGTTGATTTCCTGCCAACTGGAGCGCCTGACCCTCTAGCTTGGTCTGTCTTCTTCATCCAATCAGGTAATGTCTCAGCCCACTGTGCAACTGGGGTTTCTTCATATCCATCAACAACTACAACTGTGCCGTCTTCTCTTCTTTTTATTTGATCTGGACTAATTTTAGTTTTTAAAACCATCTCCGGGTCGTGAACAATATCAGCTAAAGCAGAAACTGTAGGAGTAATTAATTCAAGTTCTTTAATCTTAGATTCGAGATGTTTTATTTTGTCATCTTTTGTTGCAGATGCTTCTCTAAATTGTGTATCTCTAGCCTGTAGCGCTTCAGAATACTTTCCTTTAGCCTCCAGTTCCGCTTGTTCAGCCTTTTGTTTAAACTCTAGTAGTTTTTGTACGTCTGTACCATCGGGCATTGTAGATAGCGTTTGCTCTAGCTGCTGGTACTTTTTCTTTTCGTCTAATAATTGTTTATTTTTTGTGTCCATTGATTGAACACGACCTTCAAGATTTTGTATTTTTGAAAGTAAAGCTGTTAGCTCTTCTGAGGTGTTACCAGTTGGCGCAGCCTCTTGGTTTGTTTCTTCTGTCATACCCGCAAGGTAAGTTTGTTCACATATTAGCTTACCATTTCACTTTGTCAGCCCAATAAGCAGCAGACATAGGACCCTTTTTTATATGTTTTCTAAATCTAGCCTTAAAACTTGCCCTTCTATCTTTAGATTCTTGAGATTCTCCATCTTTTCTCGGACTACCTGCAACACCTTGTTGTCCAAACCTTATAAGTTTTACTTTGTTGCCCTCTTTTGCTAAGACAACATGAGAGCTTATAGGGTGTTTACTTGTTCTTTTAGGTATATTAGTTCCTTTAAGACCATATTTTTTAAGTTTATTCTCAATTTTCTCTTTTTCCGTCATTATTTTTTCTTCTTAGGTGCTGATTTTAGTTGTGATCTTTTTTTTAACACTGAATTACCAGTAGATTCTGAAACAAGACGTATTACAGGGTCACTATCTGTACCAACTCTTGTGATTGTTCCGCCTGATGGTCCTTTAATAGATGCTCTTTTTCCAGCTACACCAGTGACTTTACCAAAAGTTCTTACACCTTGATAAACCCAACTAACCCTACTACCTTTCCGCATGATTTTTAAGTTGTGTAATTAATCTGGTTTTTGTTAGACGTCTATCTAACTCAAGTCCTATTGTACGCCCATAATCTTCCAATTCAGCCTTTGACATTGAATCGAAATCAGGTTTTTTAGGCATAGGACAATTAACTGGTTCTGGTTTGCCAGTGTTGAACTGATACATTATTTTTTACCCCCCTTTTTCTTTTTCTTTTTTTTCTTACCACCCATTTTGTACATTGAAGCAGGCATTAGGTAACTCCAGTTTTTTCTATTATACCTAATTCTTTGTCATCAGCTTTTATCTCCTCTTTACCTTCTAATATTTGTACATTTTCTTTGTTGTACAAATCAACCATAAAAATATAGATATCCATAGCAAAACAGTTAGCAAGATTGAATCTGTGACCAACAGAATCATACGCAAACTGTGATTCAAACTCTATATCTTTTCTTAATTCATCACTCCCAGAAATAGAGACAAGACCGGGTGAAGATTGCAAAGTTAGAGTTGCAACTTCATTACCTTCTGTAATTAATAATTTTGTAGCCATTAGTAAGCAGTTCTAGTTAAGGACAGAATCATATAAAAATGCTCTGGGTCGGCTTGATATAGCCTGAACATAGATTCAGGGTCGCTGAAATGTTCTACACCCATACTAATAACTTCTGTAGCACTGTCATATTCTTGCCCCGGTTTTAATCCTTTTGGCATTTGGTTTGCTGGTGTGCTGGTTGCTGATGTTCTTTGTTTGTAAGGTCTGCCAACATAAGGTGAAATAAAACTATCGGTTAAAACTGATTCTCTTTGCGCGTAGCCGTCCATAATTGTACCTTTCAACTTCTTAGGACTAACAGGAAAATCACTTTTAATCCTGTTGTTTCTGAAAGCAAGAGCTAAATTCATATTTTTTTCATCAAAACCTTCTAAACTGTGTCCGATTTCGTGGAATAATGTTGCTTTTGCATCATTTTCACCAAAATAACCTTCTGAATCCCCCGGTACTTTTATTTTACTGAACTCGGTACCTTTGTATTCTGGTTGATTATGCGCCCTTCCTTTTCTAACTTGTACTGTTTTTATTTGGTTTGAACGGCCTCTAATAAATTTACCTTTCTTTGTTAACCCTGCGCCATTAAACATTAAGCCAAACTCTTCCATTTCACTTTTTATTCTTTCTCTTGTGGCTTTAACATCACCAGATATATCAACCTTCGCAAGTACATCTTTAAGTTCTCTTCTTGTAACTGTTGAATTAGCAATAGCTTCTTTTCTTATATCAAACATCTCAAGCGTACCTTTTTTCTCTAAATTTCGTATTTTTGCTCTTTGAGTTGTAATTCCTGTCACTACTTTGTCGTATTCAACCCTAGCGTCAATACGATCTTTCATATTCATAGAATTATTTATTTTATCTACTAAACGCTTTCTTTCTACGCGCAGATCTGAATGTTTTCTAAGCAAACCTTTATATTCTTTTCTGTAGCCGTCTAACTTTTGTAATCTGCCTCCTACTATATCTTTACCTCTTGAAGCTGCAATTTTTGGTTGAACAGTTGGATTATATGTATTCGCCGCTGGTTTTCTTTTAATCGGTTTAACAGTAATTGGTTTTGGTGGCGGGCTTAGTGGTATGTTCTCAGGTTTCCCATATCTATTTTTTAGTTGAGCTAAAGTTACCCGGCTGCCATCTGCCCTTACAAATTTTGCTAATGCTTTTCTAGTGCTATCTTCTTTACCTACTAATCTGTCAAAATATCTGAAAGCTCCTTCATATTTGTTTGTATCTGGGTTTAATCTTCCTCCTAATATCTGAGCCTTTACCTTCTGCGGCTGCATATAAAGCCATTTACTATAATCAGTTTCTGCTGTCATTGGTCCATCTGCCGTAGCTCTTCTCCTTTTCGTAGGTGGCGGGTCAAAAGGTAAGTTCTCATAGTCGATCTCAGGCACAATAGTAGACCTACAGTTAAAATGCTGTGGCGGCATTGGTCCTTGCTGATATTCAAAAATTCTTCCATCTAACGCTCCACAAACTGTTGTAGTCCTACTGTCCAAAGTGGCTGTGTATCGGTATTTCTTCGTAATATCATTATTTGCGCGATATACATTTAAAGCTGCATTATTTGCAACTTGGTTAATACTTGTTCTTACAAGCGTTCTAACTTGATTTATTGGTGGCGTTGTTAATATTCCTCCTTTTTGTGACATTTGTAATATGTTTGCTGTATCATTTTCTCTGCTATTTCCTAACAAACGCCTTGTAATCTGTGGTGTTGTTTCGCCTGTCGCCATGCCATCTTTAACTGTATTTCTAAAAAGCTGAACTGAACCATCTGCAATTCTGTCAAACGCCTCTTGAACTATGTTTCCGTTAGGTAGTGTCATATTTGCGCCAAGTGCGTCTGATAGCGTCGTTTCGCCAAGAAACCCTGCTAACTGTTGTCCAACTGCCCTTGATTTAATCTTTGTAGGGTCAATTCTTACAATATTTTCTGCAAACTTTGGGCTAATCTCGACACCATTAACTTGTATATTTTTTCTTACCCCTCGCGGTATTACTTTTTGTAGTTGATCTTCTATAAAACCAGCCTCTACTTTCGCTAATCCTTGTAATTCACTAATAACATGGGTATTTGCGTATTTTTTCCAACCGCTAAGACTTTTTTCCATTTGTGCGACTATAGACCGCAATCTGGCAGCCCGGTAAGATTCGCCTAACCCTTTTCTGTCTAATACTGCTATCTCTTGAACAGAGCGTACACAAATATCGACAAACCTTTTTGCTACATCAGTAGATACCTTGTTGCCATACCTATTCAGGTCAATAGCGTTTCTGTATATGCTGTCTGGCAAGGCCATTTATCAAGCCGCCTCTGGTTCGTCCTCTTCTTCTGGCTCCGTATCTTCTTCAATTTCTGGGGCTGGTGGTGTCGTTTCGATCAATCCACCCATCTGTGTTGCCTCTACTTCCTCTTCAACGTCAAACTCATCGCCTAATACCTCGCCTTGTGTTAACTGGTCTAGTAAAGTTTTCTGTGTGATAGTTCCAGCAGTATAAAGTTGTAACAATGCTTGAATCTCTTGTGGCTCTAATCTTGTACTTAAGAAATCACGATTAACAAAACAACTGCCAATTTCAGAAGTACCAAGGTATTTAGCATGGAACGCGAGACAATTATCAATCAAATCTTGCATTTGCTGTGCTACTACCATCATTGTTGAGTCTCCCTGTGATCTATCTATTCTCTTTGCCTCGGCTGTTTCTGCACTTAACTTTTGCCCTAGTACTGCTGCTAGTCCTAATTCGTTAATTTGTTGAGCTAACTGGTCAAGCCTTTGAAACTGTGAATCAAATGATCTTCCAGTTGGTTCTATATATTCTGCCCTTCCGTCTGCTGGAAATGCAATAGCCTCACCCGGTCCAGCGCTAACCTCCTCAGAACTTTGTGGAAATCCAAAGAATCCAAGCAAAGGTACAGCAGAAATATGTAATTGGTTGTCTAGATCGCTTTGTACTTGATAGGCTTTTATATTTAGCTCTGCAATATCTTCTAATGGTGGCCTTGATTCCATGAGACTAACTCTGTTTGCGTAGGCAACAGCAAAAGGTATTTCATTAGAAGTAGTCGTACCTTCGTCATAAAGTGCAAATTTTCCGTCATCACTTTTTCTATGGATTTCGTACCTACCGGGGTAAAGTACTCTAACTTGCTCTACTAACTTTTCACCGTACTCGCCGTCTGGTTCATACAATCTTTCCAACAATCTAAGTTGTGTAAAGCTAGTCTTACCCTGTCTTACTTCTGTTCTGTACCCTAATATGTCTCTCGGTGTATAACTAACCCAATATGGGCGGCCATTGCCTTCTGTTGGTACGTCTACTAAAACTCCAACGTGTCCATAGCGTATCATTTTGCGGGCTGTCTCATAAGTCCAAACATTGAGATCATTACCCTGTAAATCTACATCGAATAAATTTTCTCTTGTAGTATCACTAATGTCTTGCAATCTTACAGGTTTTCTTGTCAGCATACCCGCAAGCATACGTTCAAGTCTTTGTAAATATGGCGGGCAAGTACTTCTTGCTAATCTATTTTCGTATGAATCGTCTTGCTCTCTGGGTTCTTGTGGCAAATATCGCCTGTGTTTCATTCGGATATTATAAGTACCGCCTGCTAAATCTTCAATAACAAGCCAATGGCGTTCTTGGTTAAACCATGTGCTACTAGGGTCATTAACATCTGTTGTGTAACCAGATCTGTCTCTAGTATATTGTTTGCCGTAGCCGCTATACACGATAAAGCTCCCTAGTTTTAATCATAGTGTAATCCATTAATACAATCTCACACCAGTACCTTTTCCAGAATTTGCAAAGAGTGGGTTGAACTCTCGCCAAACTAGATAACCTAGCGCATCGTTCATGTGGTCATAACCAGCTTCTTTATCTGGCTCTCCCTTTTCAGTATAACTTTGAAGTTCTAGACATTCGATCATGCGTCTGCAACTGGCATAAATCTCCATACGCACTTGTCCTTTGCCGTTACATAAGAGTGCTTGGACGGCTGAAACCCGGTCACGTATTGCTGGGTTACTCCTAGCGGAAAGATTTGTGAAACCATAAGTTTCAAGTATTTGAATGTCTGTTTTTGCTGCATTTGTAGATCTATTTCCTCCAGAGGCATCAGGGTAAACGTAAATCCTACGATTAGGGTATCTACGATTGATTTCTTGTGCAAGCGCGTCTGTATCATGTGATGAAGCTATTTCATCAATAATAATTAGCTTGTCATTTAGTTTAACGCCAATCACAGCGCTCATGTTGCCAATGTTAAAGTCAACACCTACTCGCAAAGGTTCGTTCGACAAGTCAGGAATCGTATTAACAATATTTAACTCTCTTACAAAACGATCATAAACTTGCCCGGTTGTGAGGTTAGTAAACTCACCGTTGAGATAGGCTTGCAACATACTAGGGTCGTAGTTGGCTTGCATTCGTTCTATAAAATCATCTGGCAAATGTGGATTATCTTGCGTTCTCATGCGTATTAGTTTTCTGTCGCTCCTTTCCTGTGCAGCTTCTGAGCCGAAGGTATTCCACATCCATCTAAAACCCTCTGGTGTACTAGCAGCACAAAACTGTCTTACATTTCCAGATCTAAGCCTACCTAGTATTTTTGGAAAGGCTCTATCACACACTACTGGGCTAACTGTGTCTATCTCATCTGCCAAAACGAAAGCTAAATTTAGACCAATTATCCTAGACCAGTTTTCAAAACTTCTACAAAGTATTTTTGTATCACCTCCCGGCAAATGCAAAATGTATTCAGGTAATGGACTAGCCCTGAAAGTATAAGGAATCTCATAATGTTCCAAGAATTGTTCAAAGTCTGTTTGCCATATATCACGAATTAATGGACCTGTTGGCTCCATAACAGCACCTGTAAAACCTACGTTCAATGCAGCAAGTTTCACACATACAGCACAAAGCGCTCTAGTTTTCCCTGCACCATAACCAGCAGACAATCCAAGTATTTCAGTATTACTGCTATCAAAAAACTCTCTTTGTGGCTCGTGAAGATCATTTCTAATTTTTTCCAATAGCTCGTTTATGTCTATAGAAATACCTGTGCTACCGGGGCGATCTAATACTGAACCTTCTCGTGTAAGTATGCTCATGTTGATACCTGTGCGATTTTAGCCATTGCATTTATACACCCTAAAGCAACGTGTAATTGACCAGTATTTCTAGCCTCTTTTTGTAGTGTAGAAAGCTGGCTTAACATATCCGCGGTAAACTGCCTTCTGTCAATATCAAAATCTTTCTTGAGAACCATACGCGCATCTTGGATGTATTGCTCTGTCTGTCTTAGCTTCACCCCCCACTCAGCCGCGGTATATTTTATGATTTCTGACCGCGTTACACCACGCGCCAATAACCCAGCAATTCTGTAAATTCTATAATCTTTTTCTGACTGAGTCGCTTTCTTTTTTGGCACTATTTTTTTAGTTTATTGAATGAGTCAAGCGCGTACCAAACGTGAGAGTTTCTATATCCTCCCTGATGCGTAGGAATAATTGGTGTAACTCCATGCCTATTACGCCAAGCTGGATATACCAATAATGAATTATCAGTTTGGTCAAATGTAGCGTTATAGTCTGGTACGTGTAAGTTACCTCCTTTACTGTTACGCCTTTTGGTAATTATCATATTTATAGCACCTTTTACGTTGGCGTGGTCTTGATGAACTGGTGCGGAAATATTGCAATTAGAAATAGTTGAAGAAAAATTACTAGCAAAACGCCAGTTAGAAGGTATTCTTTCTCTAATTTTCATTAAATGACAATCAGCAACAGTCGGGATATATTTTTGTACTAGCTCGAATGATTTTATACCAGCAGCAAACATAGCTTTAACAAAGGTATTAGCAGTTTTTACGGCATGAACTGATGACCGACTAGCATAAGGTCGGCGCATATGAGGTTTTGGTGGACAAGATCCAAGAATAGTTGAGTACTGCAAAACTTCAGCTTTTTTATTGTGCAGT